CTGTTCCACTTGCGCCACTTGATCCGTTGGCACCACTGGTTCCGCTGCTGCCGTCTGTTCCACTTGCGCCACTTGATCCGTTGGCACCACTGGTTCCGCTGCTGCCGTCTGTTCCACTTGCGCCAGTTGAACCACTTGATCCGTTGGCACCACTGGTTCCACTTGTTCCACTATAACTCAAAGCATAACTTGCTGTGATAGCATAACTTGCTGACGCATATGCAAATCCGCTCACGGTCAAATCTCCGTTAATTTCAGTATTGCCGTTTACTACCAATCCATTTGAAGCTATAAATGCGTTTTGAATCATACGACCATCTTTATATATTTAACAATCCAAGTTCCAGACAAAGGAGTGGCCAACAAATGTATGCTGCCACTTATATTATTTACAGACAATGATACTGGCACATATCCAATTTGACTTACTTCTGTTACATAAAAACTGGAAGATACATTGTTCCAACTTGACATAACTTCATTAACTTTGATATCAGATCCATTAGAAATAGAAACCAACCATCTTGCTGCATTTCCATCACCAATCAATTGAGAATCTATATCAGCAGAACCAGAAATTGTTACAGAGTTTGCGGTGAATGATCCAGTAGCTCCACCATCTCCTCCACCAACAATATTCAATACTTCCAATGTACTGTTTTGATTTATGATATTATAATTTATATTTTGAGAAATTGGTGGTTGATTTGAATCAGCCAAGTTTCCATCGCCAACAGACACAGATGTACGTTCTCCAGATTGTCCAACTGCACCAACAATTTTTTCATGAACATCAAACACAACTTTTCTTGGTGTAAATGCTTTTTGAACAACTGATTTATAATTTTCAAATTTATCTGGTAATAAATAAGCATTTACCATCATGCTAAATGTACTGCGTACAATACGATCTTGACCAGCATCATTTGTTGTTTCAAAATTATAATCGCTGATGCTTGTTCTAAATTTAAATCTATTTTTATCACCCCAATAATCTTCTGTAGCAAAATTTATTGCTTCTACAACAGCATTGCCTTGTTCAATCAGTTCTGTCCATATAATAAATTCATAGTTAATAATAACATGATCTGGCATTGCTACACTATAAATTTCTTTGACTGGCATAAATCCAGACATGGCAGAAAATCTATCATATTTATTCTTTTCAGAAAAATGTTTTACTGCTGGATATTGTAGATAACGATTGAGTGTAATCAAACTATCATTGCGTTGCATGGTACTTCTGCGAAAAGCAATAACCGGTGTTTGTATTTTGCCATTATGATCTCTGATCACGCCATCTTGTTGAATAGATTTCCATTTTTCTCCAGAAGCATAATTTATTGGCACTTTGATTTGACGACCAGCATCTATTATTGTAGGAGATATAACAGTATCAAGATGTGTTAAAATGGCAGTATCAATATCAATCAAAGTCACAGAAAAATTCTTTTCTTTGTCTGTGTCTCTGCGAATATCATATGCTCTGTTCGGCTTGTGATTTGGACCATACGCAGCCTGTACAACTGGCTTTTTAGATTCAGACATTTCATGTCCATGATTTACTGGATTATGTGGTGGGTTATTTGCCACCGGTTTAGTTGTTGGTCCACGCCATGCCATAAAATTATTGATTTCTTTCCATTATATTGAGCGATGTATATTTGGTATAATGACCATTGCAAATGATGCTATGACTCTTTTCAGCCTGACCGCCAAGCAGCTGTTCTTGTATTACATTATCAATTTCATAATAACGATCATTCCAAGATACTACATCGCCAATTTCTGGATAAAATTCCAATTGACGCAACATTTTTTCACGCATCTTGAAAATATGATCTTGATTTCTATTTGGTCCAAAATCGTCAAATTCAGCAGTCATTTCAGTTCTTTCAATAAGTGCAGATATTTGAACCGCCGGAAAATACCATTTACCAGTTTCTGATGAAGTTTCACCATATATATTTGTCTTGGTTTCATTTGGACAAATTTTAAATATTTGAACGAGATTTTCAATAATTTCACCCATAAGTTCACCGTTCAGTGAATTTATCATATTTAAGTCTCGCTGGCTAAAGTAGCGGCCTCTCATGAAAATATTAACTCCTTCATTTGTTCTACTGTGATTGGTTCATCTTCGCGAATGCGAATTATCTTATGTCCTTTATCAGCAGCCATTTTATTTTTTAGCTCATCCACTCTCATACTCTTTTTTTGAAATATATATTTTGCATCTTCAGCAGTTTTTGGATGCCAAAATGCTCCGTCAAATTCAAACAGTATGTTTTCATCTGGCAGATATGCATCATAAAATCTACCACCCATTGGATATTGTGGAATAAAATACACACCAATTTCATTAAGCATATTATAATACTTGATTTCCAATGAAGTAAAGTTTGTTTGTGGCTTCATAGTTTTCTTCACACCAACATACTTTAGTCGCCGTCTTTCACCTTTGGTCAATACCATATCTAATATAGAAAAAGGTTTCATTTTTTAACCAATATAAATTCCGAGTGGAACTCGCTGTAGAGTAGATTGTAGTTGTTGTGATTCTGCTTCACGCATTTCCATTTGAGCCTTGCGACCAGTTGCTTCCAAATTTTCTCTCAACTGTGTAATCAAATCTGTTTTTTCAGCCGACGCTTCTTGACGCAGTTCTCCGCCATCCAATGAAACTTCTGAACCTGGTATTGGAATGGTTAGATATTTTTGACGAATACTGCCCAATAGTTCTTTGCACAATGCTAAAAAGTATTTTCGTATCCATTGCTTGCCAACACTGTTGATGCCACTATATGGAATATTATTGTATGGCACATTGCTATAATCTCCAATTGTATTGGAAGAAACATACGAACCGCTTGATGTATAAAATGAACCAGAATTATAAATGCCCTGACTGTCTCTGTCTTTAACAAGCAGATACTCAAAATACATCTTATAGTCATAAGTAGGAATTGGAAATATCTTTACTTTATTATTAACCAATTCAAAGCTATATCCAGATTTACGAACCAAATCATTGAACTCAATTGCTTGCATACGCAACAAATCTTCAAATATTGGTGTCATCAAAAATTGAGTAGCAGGAGAATAACCAGCAAATCCCATTTCATTTAATACATTGCTGTAACTCATACCTGTCATACTAAATGGATCATATATACGAGCAGATGCTGGAGGTGATTCATGAAAAATTTTGCGAATTTCAATTCTATCAAAACTTTCACTCACATCTCCCCACAATGCTTGTAGATCATATGATTGTTGTCCTTTTTGAACATCAACATAACCTTTTTTCCAATCCACATTTCCACCCACACCAAACTCTGTGCCATAGCCACTAGCCAATTTTATGAGTTGTGGCAATCCACTACCAGCCACATTTGTTTGAGTAAGATTTACATTTGCGGAAGTTCCTTGTAGCACACCAATATTATTACGAATATTAAATTGATTTACTTGTGCGCCATATTCATTCACGGCTTCTTCAAAACAAGCATAAAAATTTATGTCTATCATTTCAATATCAACAATAGGATAACCCAAACGAGTTGCTGCCCATCTGGCAGCATTTGGTGCTTCTGATATGAATTGCAAGTCAGTTTCGTAAAAACCAAACGGAGTGCTGCCCACCGTGATTGCGGAGCCAGATCCCGGCCATCTTGTGCGATCTTGGTCAATATTGTAATTTATACTTGTGTCTGCCATATTATATAAATATCTTATTGCGGCACGTTTATATCATGCAATTGGTCAATATTTATTATAGACAACGATATCTTGTCACCATGATATATTTATAATATATATGCGCATAATCAAACTGAAAGATCTGTTATATGAACAAAAACTCATTGAAGCAGTGTCTGACCTTCCTCCAGTAAAATTTATTTCACCACCCGCACAACATGCATATGCACAGCCAGCGGGGGATGGCGCAGGAAAGCCATATACTCAGCATAATATTGATTTTAGCGACAGAGGAGACACAGGCGACTTAACAACTCGCGCTGTGAATATAATCAAGCAATTTGAAAACAACATCAACAATCCAAAAGGTGGATATAATAAAGTCAAGAAATTGTGGTTTCCACATAAAAGTGTTGAAGGCGGCAGTGACACAATTGCTTATGGTCACAAAATTCAACCAAATGAAGATTTTAGCAAGGGAATAACTGACGATGATGCATTGAAATTACTTGAAAAAGACGCCGGTAAAAAGATTGTTGATGCAAAAAAACTTATAGAAAAATTTGATAGTTTGCCATTAACCGTGAGAATTGCCACAATCAATGCATTATATCGTGGTGACATGGGACCAAAAACAATAAAGTTGTTGAACCAAAACAAGTTTGCTGATGCTGCAAAGGAATATTTAAACCACAGAGAATATCGCAGCACAAACAATCGTGGTGTAAAAAAACGTATGGACTGGAACGCTGCTGTATTTAAAGCAGCTGGTTAAAATTATTTCTTTGTTAAGCTAGACCAATCTTTTTGATCTGCTTTTGACTTTTCCAATTCATTTTGCTGTTTTTCTGGCAACTTTGGATTGAAATTTATTCCAGTCTTGACTTCTATCTCTGATATGGATACAATATATTTA